GTGAAGAACAACGCTAAGAAGGCGGTTGAATGGGCTGAGAAGAACGGGTGGGGGTCGTGTGGTACGGGAGTCGGAAAGCAACGAGCGAACCAACTCGCCAAAGGAGAGAATATAAGCGTCGAAACCATCAAGCGAATGCGGTCTTATTTAATCCGTCACGAAGCCGACCTCGAATCCTCAACCTCATTCTCTGACGGATGCGGCTATCTCATGTATATGGCATGGGGTGGAAAGGCGGCTCTTCGTTGGTCGGAATCCAAGCTGAAAGAATTGGAACTTCTTTCGGCTATCGAGATTGAACTCGGACTTGAATACATAAAAAACCACCTAACGAGTAAGGATTAACTCTCTCAAATCGTTATATATAAAAACCCCAGAAGATGACTCTGAAAGAACGCATCTCCGATATCTTCGAAAAGTACAGCGTCGAACTCGCTGTCGAAGAGAAGGAGGAAACACAAGAGGTCGCTTTGATGGCAACAGCCGTCCTTGAAAGCGGTCAAGAAATTATGACTGACGCGGACGCATTCGCTGTCGGTGTTTCTGCTTTTGTCGTAAACGATGAAGGCGAACGAATCCCTCTCCCGGATGGAGACTATAAACTCCAAGACGGCTCTTTGCTCGTCGTGGCAGAAGGCGCCGTTGTTGAGGTAAACGAAGCCACAACAGAACCAGAAGTCGAAGCCGAAGAGGAGAAGGAAGAAGAAATGAAAGCGGAAGAAGTCGAGGCTTCATCTGAGGTGTTGACTCGTGAAGCTGTCGAGGGCATGATTGCCGAAGCTATCGAAGCAACGAAGAAAGAATTCTCTTCACAAATTGAAGAGCGGGACGCGAAGATTACGGAGTTGAGCAAGCAAGCCTCTCCAAGCATCGCACGCGCACCAAAGATGGAAGCACCTGTTTCCGTCGATTTGAAAAGTTTATCAATCCAGGAGCGCGTTGCCGCGATCCACAACCAATTCTCTAAATAATGGCTAACGCTACAGTAGAAGCCGGCACATATGCTGGCGAAGCGGCACGTCCTTACGTTGCTGCTGCAATTTTGTCCGCTGACTCTATCGCAAACAATTACATCTCCGTTTTGGAGAATGTCCACTCAAAAGCGGTTTTGCGTAAGTTCTCAGGAGCGGCAATCCAGACGGATGATCTTTGTGAATTTCATCCTCCTGACGCAGGTCAATTGACTTTGGGCGAGGCTATTTTGGAAGCTATCCCAATGAAAGTCAATGAGCAGGTTTGCAACGCAGACCTTCGAGCGACTTGGGAATCTGCACAGATGCGAGGCGAATCTTCAGCGGCTCCCGCTGACTTCACAACTTACGTTGCTCAATACGTAGCGGCAAAGGTTGCGGAGAACGTAGAAATCAACTTGTGGCATGGAAAGTATAACAGCACAACAGGAGCAGCGACCGGAGGTGGAGCGGGAACTTCTTTCGAAGGTCTTTTGCATAAAATCGTAGATGCCACGCCCGGCTACGAAAAGACCGCTGCAGGTGCTTTCACGGCTGACGCTGACGCTACAACGGGAATTCTCACGAAGCTCGATGATATTGTTACTAACGCTCCAAGCGCGGTTCAATCAGACGCGAACACGGTTCTCTATATGAGCCGCAAGTCGTTGTTCTTGTTGCAACGCGCTATGGCAGGTATCGGAATCTTCCAAGCGAATGCGGCTGACACGACTGGGTTCGCTGGTGCAGGTTACTCTCCTGAATTCGTAGGAGCAGCGCGACCAACTACCTTTCTTGGGTTTAACGTAATTGCTCCAGCGGGTATGCCGAACGATACTATCGTTATGTGCAACCCCAATCAATTGTACTTCGGAACCAACCTTCTCACCGACCACATCCAGGCGGCTGTTTTGGATTTGATGGCTGTCACGGGTGACGATGTTACTCGCGTTATCATGCAATTCTCAGGCGGTACGCAAATCGTTGACGCAGGGTCGATCGCTGTTTCTCGACGCTCATCCTAATTCATTCGGGGAGGGGCGTTAAATCCCTCCCCTTAATTCCCTAAAATATGGCTTGTTCATTAACAATTAACGGCAGGGCGTTTCCCTGCAAAGATAAGATCGGGGGAATCAAGCGCGTTTGGATTAAGCAATTCGCGTCAGATGATTGGGGTACCATTACCGGGGGCGTTGTTGCGGCTGCAGATGCAATCGCGGTATTCGGTTTTGAGATTACAAAGAACGCAGGTTCATTCCAACAGGCGGTAAACGCATCGGTTGAGAATGGCACGGTTTTCTATTCTCAGGTTCTCGAGTTGTCGATGCCTAACTTGGTTGCAGCGGATAACGTTGAAATCCAAGACTTGCTCCAAAACCGATTGACGGTCATCGTGCAAGATGTCAATGATAACTACTTCGCGATGGGTCACACGACCGGGGCTGAAGCTACTGGAGGCACCGTAGGCACAGGAACGGCAAAGGGTGACTTCAACGGCTATCAAATCCAATTGACAGCGGAAGAAGCTATTCCAGCTCCATTCGTTGATGCTGGCGATACGAACATCACGTTCACCGCTGGCACTTGATTTCATTTTCTTTGGTTAGAATATAAAGGAAGGGGGAGGGCATACGCTCTCCCTTTTTTGATTCATCATGATACACCTCAACCCAAATAGCGCAGACGAGCAGTTCATTTATTTGACGCTCGCAGAGATGAAGAAAGACTTTCCCGCGTTCACGAATTATCTCATAATTTTGGAGAACATGGCGAGCACGGACAACCACGCATTTATTGGAGATGTCGAAGTCGATAACGCTCGATATACGAAGATAAGCGTCTACACGAACCAACCTCTCGGAGTTTCAAGCCGTGTCCTCCTCACCGAGACAGGGCTTTACACGTACAAAGCATACGGGCAGAACAGTACGAACAACTTGAATCCGACCGATGCTTCGGTTGTTGGACTGCTTGAACAAGGGACTCTCAATGTGACGGGTGCGATTGGGTACGATATACCCGACATCACCATCCCCGATAATTACATATATTACCAGTAATGGAATTAATACAACTCAACCAATACGAAGAGCGATCCTATCGGGAGACAGCCAACCAGATGGGCTTCGTCAATTACGGAGACGACAACCTCTTCCCGCAATACCTCGTCGACCTCTATCATTCGTCCGCTACTCACAACGCATTGTCGACAACCATCGCGATGATGATATTTGGGGAAGGGTTTGACGCTACGACCCTCGATGGAAGGCTTGCTTTTGACCAATGGAATCTCAACGACGAACTCCGAAAGGCTTGTCTCGATTTTAAGATTCAAGGCGGGTTCGCTCTCGAAGTGAATTGGAGCATCGACCGAACGACAATCGCCAACGTCTCCCACCTCCCGTTTGAGAATATCCGCTCGGGCTTCGTGAATGAAGACGAGAAGGTTGAGTATTACTATTATTCAAAGGATTGGAACGATAAGCGCGAAGAGCCTTCGGAGATATGCACCTTTGACCCTGAGAGGAATATCGAACACCCGACGCAGATTCTTTACGTGAAGCCGTTCTCTCCAGGGTCGTTCTACTATCCGAAACCCGATTATGTTGGCTCGATTAATTACATCGAACTCGACAAAGAGATTGGGGTGTACCATATCAACAATATGAAGAACGGAATGAGTCCTTCGTTCTCCATCCACTTCAAGAACGGTATCCCACCGCAAGAGGAACGAAACCGAATCCGAATGGATATCGAGAGGCAACTCAGCGGGGCAAGCAATGCTGGGAAGTTCATTGTCACGTACTCGGACGATCCCGATAGAAAACCCGATTTCGAGCCGTTCCAATTATCGGACGCACACAACCAATACCAATTCCTTTCGGAAGAAGTCACTTCGAAGATAATGGTCGGACACCGTGTGACCTCTCCTCAGATGTTTGGGGTTGCGGTACCGGGAAAGCTCGGAGGCGGTGGAGAGCTTGCAGAGGCTTCTGAACTGTTCGAGAAGAATGTCATTGCACCAGCTCGACAAGTAGTGACAGAAGCCGTGAAAACGCTTCTCCGCGCTGCTGGTCTCGATGCTCAACTCGTTCAACTATCAGAAGAGCCGCAAGAAGTGAACCTCGACGGATGCGTTGACTACCTCACCGACAAAGGCGAAGAGATGGGGGATGAATGGGAGTTGATAGATGAATCTCCCGTCGATTACGACCTTGAGAAAGCACGTGACGCGATGTGGGCATTTGCTCGGGTTCCTTCATCGAATCCCAACGGCAAGAGCGAACAAGATACCGAGATTATCAAGGTTCGTTATACCTATGCTCCGAAGTCCACGCAAGCTGAATCCCGCGACTTCTGTAAAAAGATGGTTGCCGCTGGCAAAGTCTACCGCAAGGA